TGAAAAAGGAACTCTAAACCGAATGGGCTGCTGATGGATTGCGTGGGATCGGTGGGATTCCAGAAATCCGGGAAGGATAGTTCGCCGTCATCGATCAGGGTAGGGATAAACGTGCGGTGCGGCGATCCGGTGCTGTGGCTGGTGGTTTCCACTTCGGCCACTGAAGTCGAAGGCCCGCTGATATCGCCGACGCCTGCGATGGTCTGGAAATCGGTTCCGTTCCATACCTGGATCTGCGTTCCGAACGCGGGAATTCCGGTGATATCGTCCATGGATTCGGCGAAGACGGTGGGCGTTCCGCTGCCGCCATTTCCGCTGCGGCCTGCGCCTGCTGCGGGTGCGCGGAATCGTGGCGGCGCGGCTGGGCGCGGCGTCGGATTTACTTGGGTAGACATGGTGTTCTCCTATCGGGTGTTAATGCGGGTGTTTGCGGGTTTACGCGGTTGCGGTTGCGCGTCTGCCGTCATCCGAAATTGAATTCGGAAATCCAGCGAAACGTGGTGCAGTTTTGTGTCGGGTTCCCAGCCGATAGCCTGCGTCTGAAAGAAAACGCCGTGAAAGATTACGCCTTCGTAGGTGGTGCGAAGGCCATCCAGCGCCGCGCGGATTGTGTCGCCAATGGATAAGGCCAATGTCTGCCCCGGATCGAAGATCGATACCTGATACACGCGATCCTGGAAGGCCAGCGGCCCGCTGTGGGAATGCCACGATTCCGGCCCCACCGGGAAGAAAACGATAAACGGATTCGCCTGTTTTTCCGCTGGCACCTGCGGCGCGCGGTGTAGGAACACACGATCCGCAGCCACGTTCGTGCTGATCAGCAGATCGCGGAATATCTGTTCAAAAATAACCATCAGTTACTGCGGCCTGTAGGCCATTTCGTTCGCCATGCCTTCGATCAGGTTCTTCATTCCCGGCGCGATCATCCGGGCGATATCCTTCCGCAGCGCCGTTACCGCTGGCCGGAAGAACGGATGCCCCGGCCACTTCGATGTGCCGCGTTCCACCATGTGCGCGTAGAAGGCTTCCTTCCGGTTCACGCCGACGGTAACACCGGGTTCATTGTCGGCGTTCCGGCGCGCGTAAATGTTCGCCCGCAGCACCCCCGGCTGGACTAAACGGCGTATGCTTTTTTCGCTCTTACCCGTGCCGCGCCACTGCGCCTTCTTACCTATAGGTGCCAGTTCGCGGGCCTTATTGCGGATGGCCACGGCAGGCCCGATCAGGATCGTTTTAATTTCCTTCCGCTTCGTGCCTAAGCCTTCCGGCCCCAGCGCCACCGCGTATTCGTTCAGCAGCTTCTTCATCTGCGCCGCGCCCTTGAATACATCGCCGCCGATCTTCCCGGTGCGGCCTATGCCGCCCGTGATCTTTATCTGTGGTGCCTTCGCCATCGTTCCCCCTATACCGTCAGGTTCACAATCACCGAAGCCTGCGCGGATTGAACGCCATCGGTCCAGACTGCCGCCACCGTGTCAGCGTGCAGCGCGGCCACCACCGCAGGCGCGGTATATAGGCCCGTGGGCGTGATCGTTCCCAGCGCCCCGGCCCCGACATTCCACCCCACCACGGCCCCGGCTACTGGCTGGCCATCCAGCCCGATCACCGTTCCGATAAACTGCTGCGTGGCCCCGGCCCCCAAGTTCGCCCCCAGCGGCGATATGGTGATGCGCGGCCCGTTGAATGTCTGCGTTACAGAAGTCTGCCCTTCCGGCGAAGATACGCTGATGCCGCAGGTGATGCTGGTGGCCGAAGCGTTCACGTTCGCGTTCGCGTTCGTGTAGCCATTGGCCTGCATAAACGCCAGCATGGCTTCCCAGATGGCATCGATCTGTTCGGCATTCTGCGGGCTTCCGATGATCAGTGATTGCGGTATTGCGTTCATAGCTATTCGACTTCCTTACACGTCAGTAGTAATTGGGCCTGCCGTCGCTGGATATCCAGGATGGCTTCAATCTGGTAAGTGCGCCCGCCGTCCAGCAGGCGGAACCGTTTATCGATATCGCGGCGAAACCGGATCGTGATCTGGTGCTGCGTGGTGGCTACAGTATGGCCCGCTTCGTTCTGTTCGGAACCGAACAGCGGCGCGATCCCGGCCCAGCAGGAACCGATGGGTTCCCAGCCCGTGATTTCATCCTGGAATTCGTTATAAACGGGCTTCAAAATAGACACCCGGCGATCCAGGATTCCGGCTTCAATTTCAGGGTTTCGTGGCATCAGTACACCGTGGTATAGTCCCGTTCCGCCGATAGTAGCGCCGCCACCGTCTGCGGCAGTTCGGTGAAGGTTCCACCCGCCACCGTTTCCCGGTGCCGATACCAGTGCGCGGCCAGCAGCATGATCGCGATCTTCACGTTCTCCCCCACCGTGTCATCGATCACCCGCCGCGTTACGTTCTCCACATGGATGTGCGCCCCCATTTCCAGCGCCGCCAGATAGGCGTCTTCATCGGTGTTATCGGGTTCGATCCGCAGGTGGGCCTTCAGCATCACCAGATCCACCGCAGCCACCCGGCCCGCCGCTGATTTCGATACCTGCGATGGCGGCGTTACCACCCGCATCAGCCCGCTGGCATCCGGCCACATCGCCACCCGGATGAAGCCAGCGGGTGTTCGGATCGTCACCAGATTGCGCACGAAATTATCCTGATCCTGGAAGGCTACGATCTGATCGGGAAGGATCATCGTGGTATCAACTGCGTTAACGTCACCAGCGCCAGCCCCAGCGCGATGCAGTTCACGCGGCCCGTGTTCGTGGAAGTGGCGGCGATCAGGAAAGACACCACCGCCAGCAGCAGCAGTATAAAGTGCGTGGTCATGGTTTGCCCCCATACAGCAGGATCAGGATTATGGCCCCGGTTACGGCGCACAACGTGCGCGAAGCCCGCAGGCCGGAAGTAGCGATCCCGACGCACAACAGCGCTGCGATCAGCGCCGCTTTATCCATCGGGATCGGCATACTATTCGTGCGGTTCCTTCGGCGCTGCCGCCGCGAAGTCATCGGCCAGCATCTGTTCCCAGCAGTCTGGATTCTTTTCGATGGTTTCGCGGCACAGGCCCGCGTTGATCCCGTTCGCCCCATTGCCTAACAGGTAGTGGCGGAAACGCGGCGATCCCTGCGGGTTCGGGATGTTGTAGCATTCTTCCACGCCGCCCCCGATATCGCCGATCTGGATGGCCGTTTTTGCGGCCTGCCTGAATGTGCTTAGTTGGTCTTTATCAATTGCCATCGTGTTCCCCTTCGGTGCTTTTGTTTTCTGGTGTGCGTCGGGCGCGGTATTGCGCCACGCCCAACGCGATTAGTTCTTCGGCTATATCGTCTTCCAGTTCGATCACCGATCCGGCTTTATAGACACGTCCACTAGCCGATTGGTGATCGGTGGTGAAGACGATTAGGATCATGGGTTACTTTTCGTTTTTACGTGCCGATTGCGGCGCGTCAGCCACGGCCCCGATGGGCGCGAACGGCTGGACGAACGGGCCTTTTACGAATGCCTGCGGAACGAAACACGCGAAGGCGATCCGTTCTTCACAGCGGATTGTAAGTAAGTTGCGCACGAAATCATCTTCGTTTTCGGTGGCGATTTCCACGGTTACCTGTTCCCGGTCGAAGATCGCGCAGGTTCCAGGGAAGCGGCCCACCAGGAAGTTATCCCGTACCATGGCGGGTGTCGTCAGCAGCGGAAGGCCCCACATGGTGCCGGATGCGAACGAAGTGGGTGGCCCGCCCAGAATGTAGGTTCCCAGCGTGGTCTTCTGAATCTGCATGGTGGCCCAGTCCAGCGGGTTCAGGATCTGCGCCGTCGGCGCGTAGCCCAAGTTCGCCAGATACGCGATGGCTGCGGCCAGTTCATCGGTGCGGATCGTCAGCCCCGGCAGCGGCCCCACGGGCAGCGCGGTGGCCCAAGTCATCAGCCCCTTCAGGTGGCCCGTTAACCCATCGCCGAACAGCAGTTCCTGTTCTTCCTTCTTCTTCACGCCGTAGGTTAGCCGTTCATCCACGTTCGCCATCACGAACGGCGCATCAGCGGCCATCTGGCGCGAAATCTTCACGAAGTGCGCGATGGTCCGAACCATGGCCGTATCGTCGGTGTACGTCACATCGGATTGCGCTTTTTTGTCGCCTTCCAATAGCTGATAATCTGCGGCCAGATTCCAGGTTTCGTACACGTATTCGATGGCATTTGTTCCGCTGATCGGCACCGATGTGATCAGATCGCGCATGATCAGCGGCTGATCCGGCACCGTCTGGAACATGCCCACCCGCTGCGGCACGAACCCATAACCCGATCCGGCTTCGGTGATGGTAACGGCCTTCGTTCGCAGTTTCCCCGGCAGCGTCATCTTCAGGCTGGCGCGCCCGCTGGTAAGATCGACGGCTTTATATTCCTTCGATTCCACGATACGCTGGCCCAGCGATAGCGGCGGCGCTTCGCCATCCCCATCGCCGCCACCCGGCAGACGGGCGCTGCGCTGTTTGATCTTCAGCAGTTCGGCATCGAACCGGGTGAACGCAGCGGCCTGCGCTTCGCCGATCTTCACCACCTGCGGCCCCAGATCGCCCAGCAGCTTTTCCTGCTTTTCGATCCGTTCCTTCAGTTCAATCGGAACCGTTCCCAGTTCCTTGAACTTCACTTCGGCTTCCTTGAAAAACGCCGCCATCTTCGGCACTTCAATCGCGAACTGTTGCAGCACCGCGCGTTCTTCGGCGGTAGTCATTTGTTCGTCAGGCATGATTTGAATTCCTTCATAATCTGCATGGCTGTGGCCAGCCCTGCGTCTATCGGTTGCCGAACAGGCCGAACGTCACGCACGGCTTCCAGCGGCCAGCCATCGGGATCGCCCGACGGCATCGAAAAGGCCAGCAGTGACGCGCACCGCTTCGCCTTTTCAATCGAACAGCCCCCTACGTCACGCAGGATCTGTTCTATATATTTTGCTGATTTCAGCGTTTCCACCCCGGCCCGCTTATTCGCTGGGAACGGCGTTATGGATGTTTCCCACAGATCGGTTTCCTTGATCAGCCGCGTGGATGTTTCCTTTTCCCAATCTTCCACCAGCGGGATGAAGCCCACCGATAACCCGACGGGATAGCCTGCGGCCTTCGCGCCGCGCAGGATGCCGTATGCTTCTTTTCCGGTGGCCGTATCGGTGAACAGCTTCCCTTCGATATACAGCCCCTTCGCGTCTTCGGCCAGATCGCTGGATACGCCCGCCCACGCGGCCCGGTTATGGTACAGCAGGATCGGGATCTTCCCCTTCTTTTCCTTGATCGATGCGGCGAACGCACCGGGCAGGAAGCGATCCCCTTCCTGATCCTTCGCGAACGTGGCGGCATAGCCCTGGAAGATCCCGGAATCGTTATCCTTCACTTCAAAACTGGCGAACGATTTATACATCATGGTGCTGGTTCCTTCTGTGGCGCGAAGCCCAGCACCTGCGGATCTTCGGCGTTCGCCGCCGTGGCTGGGATCATGTTTAGTGGCTGTAAGTGAATGTCACCTTCCGGCCCGATCAGGTTCATTTCTTCTAAGGCCAGAATGTCATTCACCGTTAGCCAGCCCCACTGCCGCCCGGTGGCATACGCCCGGTATCGGCTGGCTATATCGGCCCGTTGGAAGGCGTTCATGTTCAGTTTGAAAATGAATGGCGGCGACAATAGAACGGTTTCGATGGTCTGTTCAATCGAAGTGATGATCGGCTGCTGCGTGTACTGGCTGAATTCCAGACTCTGCTGCTCCACGCTGGCGTAGGTCATTTTGTCTTGTGCGCCGATCAGGTGCGGTGGCACGCCCATAATACGGGCGATCTTTTCAGCGGAATACTTCTGCTGCGCGATGTACTCCAACTGCTGAAGCGGCACCGAAATGGCCGTGTACTTCGTGCCGTTTTCCAGCACGGCCACCCGGCCCGATCCTTCCGGCCCGCCATGGATATCGGCCCATGAATCGCGGATCGCCGCTATCTGTTCCTTCTTCAGCGTTCCGGGATATTCCAGCACGCCCGACGGCCTGCCGCCGTTCCTGAATAGCGTGGTGGCGTACAGGTGCGCTGCCGCTTCGCCATCCAGCGTCAGCCGATGGTAATCCAGCGGCGAAAGGCCCACGATCCCATCCATGGAAAACACGCGGAAATGCAACAGGTCCATCGGTTCGTATTCGTCGGGCTTCGATGCGCTGCTGTAGACGCGATAGAAGAACGTGCCATCGTTCCGCCAGATGATCCGCACACAGGCCGGATCAAGCGGCCAGACGCCCACAGCTTCGCCATCCACCATCAGCGGAATCCAGAATGCGTTGCCGTAGCACAGCAGGTTTAACACGGTGGTCTGGATCAACTGCGTGAACGTCATCACCGCGTTCGGCTGGCGCGTTAACGCCCGATACAGCGGATGGCGGATCGCCTTATTCTTCCCGGTTTCGGTTTCTTCAAAAATATGCCCCGGCAGCACCGCGATGGATTGGCTGATCAGGCGCAGGCACGCCCACAGCGCCGCTGATTGCAGGCCCGTTTCCACGCTTAGTTCGCTGGCCCCGATCTGCCCGCTGCCCCGGCCCAGCGTCAGTAACCGCCCCGGCCTGAAGACGCGCCCGATCCAGCCGCGCGCCGTTTCGATAAGACGGCCCACTTCCCCTTCTTTCAGGCGAAGCATCAGCCCTGATTTCATACCGACCATAAGCCCCGCTTTTCAAAATCGGGAGTCGTCAGCGCCCGCAGCGCGCGATCCATGGCGATCATCGTGGCTACCACCCCATCGATCTTTCGTTCCGGCGCTTCCTTGATCGGCTGGATGTTATCCCGGCTATCTGTTTTTGCCACCACGTTGCTGAAGCACCAGCCCAGAATGGGATCGTTATCGTGCTGGATCTTCCCCGAAATGATGAAGCCTTCCAGTTCCTTCATCACGGGCGATAGCGTGGCGATTGTCGGGCGAACGTCCACCCGTGGAACCCGCACGCCGCGCTTTTCCAGCGACGACATGAACGGCACATTCTGCCATGGATCGGATGCGATTTCGCGCACGTCGAAGCGTTCGCAGGCCGCTTCCAGATCGTCCAGAATGGCATCGTAATCGATCACCGCGCCATCGGTTACCGTTAAACGGCCCAGCCGTTCCCAGCCCTGGAAGTGGCTATTCTCCGCGCGTTCCACGGTTTCCTGCGGCAGATAGAATTTGCAGAACACCGTCCACTTCAGCCGATCCCCGGCAGGTGGAAACAGGAAGGCCATCGCCGCCAGATCGGCCCGCTGCGCCAGATCGATCCCCACATAACAGTCTTCCCCGGCGAAGGCATCGATCAACAGGGAAGTGTCGGCGCATTTCTCCCAGCTACCGTTCGGTAGCCACTGGTGATCCGAATTACTCCACAGGCACAGGTGCTTCGTGAAGTAGGCCGTCTGCGCCGACGGCATAGACTGTGCGCGGGCGGCGATCTGCCGGAAGTTCTCCGGGAAGATCGATACGCCCCAGTTCGGGTTCGCCTTCCGCATGGACGATTCGGCGAACGGATCATCCCCTTCGTCTATCGTCCAGATGCACCCGAAATAACTTTCATCCACCACCCGGCCCGTTAG